TTCTGATTTTGATCAATTAATTTATGATATTAAATATAGTCCTTCAAAACCTGGTGCTAGTCAAATTATATTAAGATTTGATGAGGTAAGTGATTTTTTTAAAATTTTTACAGATAATGACGATGAGTTGTGGTTTTTAACCACTATTGGTAATAGAAGAAGTGGTTATGAATTTGAGCCTTGGGATTCTTCTAGAGAAGAATGGAAAGGTGGTTATATGTTTTATAATTTTACTGAGGAAAATAAAGAAAAGATTATTGAAATTTATAGTTATTTGAATTCTGGAAAAGGAATTACAATGGAAAACTTAGAAGAAAATGGTGAAACTATTGCACGAGATTTAGATAAATATTTTTCAACTGAAGTTGATAATATTATTTCAGAATACAATGAATTAATTAATGAATGTAAATACGATACAACCGTTGACCTAATTAACGGAGAATTTTGTGACATATTTTCAAATTATGGAATTTTTGTAAAAGATGATAATTGTTTTTGGTCGTATAGAACAAGTGTTAAAATATTAACAACTTTATTTGAAATATATGACGCAAAGCATATGTCTGTATTTGAGTTACTTCAAAAAATAAATAAAGAAAGTATTCATTTAGATCCTAATTATTATGAGTATGCTTATGAAACTTATTGTAATAACAAATACAATGAAATTTTTTCTAAAAGATTTAATAATTACGTATCTTCAAAACTTGACGACATATTAGAAGAAATATCAACAGATGAAAAATTTACAAGTCAAGAATTCATTAATTTTAAAGATAATGTTTTTAATAAATATAAATTAGGAGAATGGTATCCATTACCTAACGACCCTGATAACGAAGGTAAACGTTTTAGGATTTATAAGTATGACCCTGAAAAACAAGTTGTGATAGTTCATTATACTCCGGCTCAATTCAAACCTATGGAAACTAGGTCTTATAATTACGAATCTTTTATGAATTTTTTACATAATAGAGAACTTTTTGAGAGAAAAGTTGTTAACAAAGGAAAAAAGCGTTACATTTGATGTATGAAACGCGATTATAACCTACTTAAAGAAGTCCTATCAATACCAACGGTAACCTATAACGAAGGCAAAATGGTTGATTTTATTGTCAATTGGTTAACCACCAACAATATACCATTTTATAAAGATTCTAATAATAACATTTACGCAACAAAGAAAACGGATAATGTTGATTATTATCCTTGTGTGGTTGCTCATACTGACACCGTACACGACATAGATACTATTAACATTATTGAGAAGATGTTACCAAATGAACAAAAGGTTTTAAAGGAATCTTTAACCGCGATAAATGATGATGGAGAACAAACAGGAATTGGTGGAGATGATAAGTGCGGGGTTTACGCTTGTTTGGAACTATTAAAAGAACTTCCAAATTTGAAATCGGCGTTCTTTGTGTCTGAGGAAACAGGATGTCACGGTTCAAGAAAGGCCGACCCAAATTTCTTTAAAGATGTTGGTTATTGTATTCAGTTTGATGCACCAGGAAATTCAATGGTTACGGAATATTGTATGGGGGTTCAATTGTTTGATAGAGAAGACGAATTCTTTAAATCTTGTGATGAGATATTAACTGAAAGTTTTGATAATAGAAATAAGTATTATTCTCATCCATATACAGATGTTTACGCGTTAAAAACTAAATTCGATTTCTCTTGTATTAATTTTGCTATTGGTTATTATAACTATCATAGAAAAAATGAGTATGTTGTGATTGAAGATGTTTATAACGGGATTGACACCGGTAAAAAAATGATAGAAAAATTGGGTTATAAAAAATACAAAAAAATATCAAATCAAAAAGGTTGGTTATAAAAAAAGGGGATTTTAATCCCCTTTCTTTTTTCTCTTCTTTTTCTCTTTTATCTTAACCTCTTTCTCGTCAACATAAATTTCATACTCTTTATTTTCAGAAATTTCACCTTTTAATACTTCTTCCGAGATATAGTCCTCTACTTTATCTTGTAAAGCTCTTTTTAATGGTCTTGCCCCATACAACTCATCAAAACCAACTTCAGAAATTAAATCTACCAATGATTTATCATATGAGAATTTGTATTTTAAATTAGATAATCTTGATATTAGTTTTTTAATTTCAATATCAACAATCTTACCAATATCCTCTTTATTTAATTGATTAAACACAATTATTTCATCAATACGATTTAAGAATTCAGGAGAGAAAAACTTTTGTAATTCTTTTTTAAGAATGTCTTTTTTCTGTTCTTCTTGAACATATGTTGATGTAGAAGATTTAAACCCTACCCCTGTTCCGAAATCCTGTAGTTTTTTAACCCCCAAGTTTGATGTCATAATAATCAAACAATTTTTAAAGTTAATTTTTCTACCAAGACTATCTGTAATATGACCATCATCCAATAATTGTAGTAATACTGAGAAAATATCTTTGTGGGCCTTCTCAACCTCATCGAAAAGAATAACTGAATAAGGTTTATTTTTAACCATTTCCGTTAATTGTCCACCATCTTCATACCCAACATAAGAAGGAGGTGCTCCGATTAATCTTGTTATGGTGTGTTTTTCTTGATATTCACTCATATCAACCCTAATTAAGTTTTCTTCACTACCAAAAATTTCTTTGGCCAGTTGTTTTGCTAAATGAGTTTTACCTACACCTGTTGATCCCAAGAATATAAATGACCCGATTGGTTTATTTGGTTCTCTAATACCTAATCTATTTCTTCTGATAGATTTTGCAATTTTTAAAACCGCTTCAGACTGACCAATAACTTTACTATTAATATTATCCGCCAAACTAATTAAATTTTTTGTCTCATCTGAGTTTAATTTAGTGATAGGTATTTTAGTCATATTTGAAACCACGTCATAAACCAAATCATCAGTCACTTCTTTTTTCTGAATCTGTAACTCTGTTTCAAACTTCTTTTTCTCCGCCTCTAATTTATCTAAAATCTTTCTTTCTTTATCTCTTAAAGATGCGGCCAATTCATAATTTTGTTTTTTAACAACATCCAATTTTTCAAGTTTAACGTCTTGAGCCTCCAATTTTAACTTCTCAATAATTTCAGGTAATTTAATATCTACCTGACTTCTCGCACCAACTTCATCAATAATATCGAACGCCTTATCAGGAAATTCTCTATCTGTAATATATCTTTCCGCCAATTCCACACATAATTTTAATATTTCATCAGTATAGTAAACATTATGGTAAGATTCATATTTTTCTTTAGCATTTTGTAAGATTTGTAATGTCTCTTCTTTAGTCGCTGCGTCAACAATTACTTTTTGGAATCTTCTTTCCAAAGCACCATCTTTTTCAAAATTCTTTCTGTATTCATCAAGAGTAGTTGCACCAACACATTGTATTTCTCCTCTTGCTAATGCGGGTTTAAATATGTTTGAAGCGTCTAATGAACCTGATGTATTTCCCGCCCCAACAATTGTATGTATCTCATCAATGAAAACTATAATGTTAGGATTCGCCTGAAGTTCTTCAATAATCACTTTCATCCTTTCTTCAAACTGACCTCTATATTTTGTCCCCGCAACAATTGATGTCATATCCAATGAAACAATTTTTTTATCCATTAGGTTTCTAGGACAATCTCCATTTTGGATTTTAATCGCTAACCCTTCAATTATAGCGGTTTTACCACAACCTGGCTCACCAATAATAATTGGGTTATTTTTCTTTCTTCTTGATAGGATTTGAGCAATTCTATTAATCTCTCTTTCCCTACCAATAACAGGGTCTAATTTACCTTCTTCCGCTAATTTTATTAAATCCCTACTAAAGTTATCTAATACAGGTGTGCTAGAAGTACCTTCACCTTTACCTTTATTCTTACCACTATTTTCCGCAGATTCAATCATATCTTTATTTTTTTATAATTATAGTAATTTATATTTCATTTTCAATATTTGATAATATGTCATATTTACAAATTTTATTATGACATTTTGTCATATAATTTACAATTAAATGTTTTGGCATATATTTAGTAGTGTCGAGCAAAAAAAATAAATAAAATAAAAAAAAACAAAAATGAAAAAATTTAATTACTTAAAAAACTTAGATGAAATGATGAGAGATTTCTTTACAAATTACACTAGTCAAACTTACCCTTTGAATAATATTATGGGCGAAACTAAAACTGAAAGTGGTGTCGATGAAAATGGTGAATGGACTAAAACTACTTACCAAACACCTGACGGAACATACTCTTCTGTTAGTTTTATTAGATTCACCAATGATTCTGAAACTAATGTAACTTCAGAATCTAATTTAAAAACGGAATCTAAAAAAACATTAACACTTAAAAAAGAACTTGATTCATTAATCAAGAACCAAGACTTTGAAAAGGCTTGTGAAGTTAGAGACCAAATTAAAAAACTGGAAACTAATAAATCCGAAATTGAAAAACTTAGAAAAGAACTCGAAGATTCAATTAAGAACGAAAACTTTGAAGATTCAATAAAACTTAGAGATAAGATTAAAAAATTGGAAAAATAAAAATAAACCCTCGACAAAGTTCGGGGGTTTATTACTTTTAAAAGAAAAAAATATGGGAATAAAAAAAGAAATTATATCGGGAAGTAAAATTATTAATGAGATAGAATCTAGTAATCTCTCAAAAACCGAATACGATACTGAAACAAAAAAATTAATAGTTGAATTTAAAAGTGGGTTAAAATATGAGTACGATGAGATTCCCCACCAATTGTACACTCAATTTAGGATGTCAGAGTCCCAAGGGAAATTTTTCTCAAGTAAGATATCGAAAACTTTCAAATATAGAAAATTGACATAATTGACATATTTATTTGTATGAACGATTTTAACTCAATACTTAAAAGTTTCAATATTCAAGATAATTTAAATCCTAAATTTTGGAAAAAATCTGAAAAAGATGAAACAACCAAATTAAATCCCGAAATAAGGAAAAGATTATTAGAAATTGCTCACCAATTCATAGAATTTCTAAAAGTAGATATTGTTGTGTCTGATATCATAATAACGGGTTCAATTTCTAATTATAATTGGTCTAAATTTTCTGACATTGATTTACATATAATGGCGGATTTCGGTCAATTCCCTAAAAAAACATTACCACTTTATGAAGAACTTTTTAAATTAAAAAAGGCGGTGTTTAATGATAAACACGATATTAAAATTTATGGTTATGATGTTGAGCTATATGTTCAAGATGATACAGAATCTCACACGAGTACTGGAATTTATTCTGTACTAAACGATGAATGGGTGGTTGAACCAAAAAAAGAAGAATTCAAAGTTAATAAGGAGTTGATTAAAGATAAATCTAAACAATGGATGGATATTATTGATTCTGTTATTAAAGCGGCTAAAGATGAAAATTTGGAAGACGCCAAAAAAATGATCGGTAAATATAAAGAAAAATTAAAGAAATATAGAAGTTGTGGTTTAGAAAAAGGTGGAGAATTTTCTAACGAAAATTTGGTTTTTAAAGTCCTAAGAAGAAACGGATATATTGAAAAATTATTCGATTTTGACAATAAAAATATGGATGATAAACTGACCTTAAAAGAAGCGACAACCAACATAGGAGGATTATTCAAAACGGATGTAGAAAATGGTCCGACAAATCATTCAAAAAGACCTTTAGGTAATTGGCAATCGGACAACGCTTGGGATGTTTTTGCTCCTGCTGGAACCGTTGTTAATTCTTATACTGATGGTGTTGTCAGTAAAGTTAAATATAGTGATAAAAAATCAGGTAAAATATACGGAACTCAAGTAACGATTAAAGGCTCTGATAATTTTCCCGAAATATTTTATACTCACTTACAAAATGTAAATTTACAACAGGGTCAAGAAATTAAAGTTGGTGATAGAATAGGTGAAGTTTCTGATTGGTTAGATAATCAATCTGCAACACACGTTCATATTGGTTTACCGTATGGAAATGATTTAAAAGATTTGCTTAAAAATTCCGAACAAATTTTTAATGGAAAAAGTAGAGAAGATAGTACTGACGACCACGTAGGAGATTCAGACAATATTAGTGTTAGTCAGATAATTGTTAAATTAAAAAACGAAGTACCTGAATTTAAAGATATCACTAATGACGAAATCATTAAGAGATTTGACGAATCTAAATTTATTAAATCTTTTATTGATATATTATCAAATGGAGGAACGTTTGAGAATGAATCAAAAACAGGTAGACCTAAATTCAAAGAACCCGTTAAAAAAATTCAAGAGGCTTTACAATTTTTAGGTTTCTCATTACCTAAATGGGGAATTGATGGGTTATTCGGTCCTGAAACTGAAAAAGCGGTTAAAGATTTTGAAAAAAAATATGGTTTAAAAAATGATGGTAAGGTAGATGGTGAAGATATTAAATATATAATTTCCTTATTATTATTAAAAGGTTTTAAAGATGTTGAATTAGGTGAATTAAAATATGATTCTGAAACAACAATCAATGGTGATGTAGATTTTAGTAAAGCCGGATTTAATTCTACTCAAATAGGTAATATTAACTTAATAATTGATGAGATGAAAAATAAGGGAATAACTAACCCCTACACACAAATTGGTATATTATCTGTAATTGGTAAGGAAAGCGATTTTAAATCCTTTAAAGAAATGTCATATTCAAATACATCAAATTCAAGAATAAGACAAATATTTGGAAATAGAGTTTCAAAATATAGTGATTCTGAATTAAATGATATTAAAAAAGATGATAGTAAATTTTTTGACCTTGTATATGGTAAAGATTCAGGTGTTAAGTTAGGTAATAACCAGCCAGGTGATGGATGGAAATATATTGGTAGAGGATTTAATGGGATCACTGGAAAGGCCAATTATAAAAAATACGGAGATGCTGTTGGTATTGATTTAGTTTCAAATCCGGAATTATTGGAAGACCCCAAAGTCGCCGCAAAAGCTGCGGTATCATATTTTACTAAAAATAAATCTGTGTCTGAGATACCAAATTTTAACAATAAAGACGAATCGATTAAATATTTTTCTGATATAAACGCTGGAGGACAATCAAGTTGGGCTTTAGGTAAAGCCAAAGAATCAGGAGATAGGTTTGAGATTGCGTAATCATAAATTAATAAATTTTTAAATTATTTAATATTCTAATATATTTATATAAAAATAATTTTTTTAAAATTAAACAAAAATGGGAAATTTAAAGCCAATTGGAAGTGAAAAACTTCAAGGAATGGATAAAATAAATAGGATAATGGAAATTGCTAGATATAAAGAAAACAAGCCGACCCCTATTAATGAAACATCATCTAACGAATATAGTAAAGTGTTACCTGATGGTAATAAGTATGAGATAGTTAAAGAAAAAAACGGATATGTTATTAAAAAACAAATATCTGAAAATGTTTCTGACTATGTAGAACCAATGAAAAATAGAAAGTACTATTCTTCGTATTCCCAAGCGTTAAAAAGATTAAATTTAATTATTAAAGAAGTTAATTCTTTAACAGGTAATAAAAAAAATGTTTCATTATTTAACGAAAGTGAACTAGATGAAAAAGAAACTAAATATTACCTTAAATTAGACACTAAAGAACAGGCTGACCCTAACGTGGCACCCGCTCCGGCACCGGCGCCAGCTCCTGTACCCGCACCATCACCTTCGGAAGAACCTCCTGTTGAGGAGCCTCCTGTAGAAGAACCTATGGATACGGAAGATGTTCCTGAACCTGATACTGAAGGAGAAGATAAACCTGAAGAAAAAGTTACATTTAAAACCATACAGAAATTAACAGGAAAATTAGGTCAAAAATTAAGAGTACTATCTTCAGATGAAGAACAAGAAATGTCATCTAATGATGTTAAATATGTGATAAATTCAATATTATCCGCTTTAGATTTAGATAAATTGGAAGATGAAGATAAAGAACAAATTATGTCCAAATTTGAAAGTGAGGATTTGGGTAATGAGGACAACGTAGACAATAACGTGGAAGATATGGGTGACGAAGAAGTTTCTGTGGAAGAACCTCAACCACCTTTAGAAGAACCTGCACCTGAAGAAATGGGTGAAGAAACTGAAGATGTTGAGAAAAAATTGATGGATGTTTTTAGTGAAGATGAGAACTTTGAGGACGATAGATTTTATAGATTCTTGAAAAATTCAGGACATAAAGAATATGGTGATGATGAAGACGATATTTTAACAAAACCTAAACCAGTAACTAGACCTGATATCGATATAGACCCTGATTTCGATCCTTTTAAAAATCCTGACCCTAAAGATGATCCTGAAGCTAGAATGCGTAGCAGAAGAAATAGACATAATTATAAAATGTTTGACGATGAAATGGAATCTGATTCATTGTTTTCGGAGTCTAAAGTCGATTCTATTTTAAAAAAATATTTTAAAATAGATGAAAAGGAGAAAAAAATGTTACAAGAACAAAAACAACCGAATAAAAAAGAATTGATTAAGAAAATTAAACAATTATCTGAAAACATTGTTCAAGAGGTTGCGGTAACAAAATTATTAACTGAAAATAAAAATACAAAATTATTAGGTAAAACTAATAAAAATAATATAGTTGTTAAAGTTGGTAATAAAGAAGTAAAAATTTCACCTGACGGGAATACAATATGAATCACTTAATTTATGTTAATGAATTAGGTCCTAATTATAAAGGAGATAATATATATGAATTTATTTTCTCTGATAATTTGGAAGGTGTCTGGGGAGATTCTTGGGAATCAAAACCGGCAAATGGTTATCCATCACCTCCTGATTTAGAACATATAAAAAAAGTTGGAGTATTAAAAAATAATTCATTAACTTTGTCAGTAATTCAGAAATCGGATTGGTTTTCAATGGTCGACTCAATTGATAATGTAATTGCATTATCTTGGGAAAATGATGATAATGAGACAAGTGTTAATTTTGACCACGTTAAGAGATTGGTATTCCATTTTGGTGAAACTGAGGAATCTGTTAAAAATAAATTGTATGAACGAGATATTGTTCTTGAATTTGAAAAAAAAGTAGTATATGAAAAATAACGAAAAAAAATTATTCCTTATTAAAAATGGTTTAAGTATTAATTTGGTAACTGATCTAAATGAAGGTCAGGTTAACTCTTTATATAAAAGAATTGTTGAATCTAAAACAGGAGAAAAGTGCGCTTGTGGGTGTGATAAAGACACTTGTAAATGTGGTCCTGAATGTAAAAAATGTGATTGTGGAAAAAAGAAAAAACAAGAAACTAAAGAACAAACTTTACCTCAAAATACCACAAAAGTTGATAAAGTTATGACAACTTACAAGGTTGAACCCGGTAAAAAAACTATGATAAATGGTGTTGAGATTGACACAACTGGTGGACAAACAAAAGTAACCCCAATGAAAGAAACTGAAAATATTGATGGTGAAATAGACGAAAAATCAGTATCTCAGAAACAACAAGAATTTTTTGGTGTTGTTAGATCAATGCAAAAAGGTAAATTACCTAAAAAAGGTAAAGCCGGTGAAGCCGCTGACGAAATGTCAAAAAAAGATGTTAAAGATTTTGCGTCTACAAAACACAAAGGTTTACCAAAAAGAAAAGAAACTAAGGAAGGTTATTTTGATGCGGTGTCAAACGCATATTATAAAAATATGTCCGAAAAAATGAATGAATTACCAATTAACGTAACTTTTGAATCTAAATTAGAAAAAGATATTAATGATATTATTGAGTCTACGTTATACCCTAAAATGAGTAAAAGAGATTTAATCAATTTAATTAGAGAAAATAGTCCTTTAAATCCTGATACTGAAGAGGAAACGATTACAAAACCAAAAACTCCGACTAAACCTGAGATTAACCCTGACTTCGATCCTTTTACAAATCCTGATCCTAAAGATGATCCTGAGGCGGAAGGAAAAGATTTTTTTGTATCAATGGCTAAAGATATGGGATTAATAAGAAATTAAAATTTATATTGAGATGAATTTAAATACTAAAATTAGTGAAATTAAGAAAGTTGGAAAAACTTTAGAAAAAAAATTAAACAATGAGGGTTTAACTAAAATCGAAAAGAATGTTTTAAATGAAATTAGACAATTCTTATCTGAAGATGTTCCTATGAGTTTTGACCCTGAAGAAGTTGGCGGAGCAAGACCTAGTAGAGGGGTTCAAAGTAAAATAGAGGGAGGGAAAACTCCTTTAAGTCAATTAGGTCTAACTCAAGAACAAGTTGATTTTTTCACTTCTGAGGCGTTTAAATCCTCAATAAAGAAAATGGAATCTTTGTTAGGTAATTATTCAGGTGTAGAAAGGTCTTTAAGTACGGCCAATAGAAATCTTAAAAAAGATGCTCAAACCGCATTTTCTTCATTATATTCATTAGTGGGAGAACTATTAAATGAATTAACAAGTTTACAATATCAATACCAAACAGAATTAGAAGAAATTGCTACCGAAGCGGTTGAAAAGGCGATGGGTATTGACAGAACTTTTTTTGATAAGAAATTAAAATTAGATGGTAAATTTTCAGGTTTTCTAAGTAAACTTGAAGGAATGAAAAATAGAGTTGAAAATGTATCGGAAGATGAGATTTTAAATAAATTTGCTAATATAGATAAAGAGAAAAAAGAAAAGTTAGAACAACTTAAAAAAGATTTTGAGGAGATGGGTGCAGATTTTGATGAATCGAAAGCTAAAGAAGCCATCGACTCAACTTTTAAAATGTCAGATGAAACAAAAAAAGAGGCTAAGAAAGAATTTTCTGACGAAGTTTCAAGAAGGATGATTATTAATTTATTTAGACGAGGAATGTCAATTTATTATGATAATGCTTATGAAATATGTAAAGACAAAATATTAGCATTACCTGATGGAGAAAGATTATTACAAATCTCAAATATGGTACAACCAATAATGGTTCATTTATATTGGTTATTTTCTGACATCGGTTCTATAGGTTCTTCAGGTGGAGGTCAAATTGGTCAAATACAAGTAGTCCCTCCAAGTCAACCATCAAGTCAAAATGACGATGAAGATGAATCATCATTACCTAACGACAAGGAAGATAAAAAACCTGAGACACCACAAGGATCACAACAACCTCAAGGACCATTCGTTATTAGAGCAAGAGCTATGACATTTCCTTTAATTGTTCACGAATTAATTAAAGGTGTTATTATGTTCTTTACTTCCGCGGGCGGAACAGATAATGAAAAAGGTCAATTAGCTAAAAAACAAGCAACCTCATTAGAAACCGAGGCATATGATTTAACTTATAGTGAAAAATTTTATGAAGAATTTTATAATTTATTTAAAGAAATTGTTCCTGATGTCCAAGAACAAAGAGATTTAACTCCATTTGTTTTAAAATTTATTTCTGAAGAGAAATATGAAAAATTATTAGAATTGACAAAATCTTTATTTACTTTAGGATTATCTTCAGATTTTGCAAAAAGTTATATTGAAAGTTTGGTTGAAAAATCAAGAAAATTAATGAAAACTATGGGTCAAAACCCTTCTTACCTCGAAAAGAAACAATATAAATCTCCTGAACCACCTAAAAAAGATGATGAAGAAGAGGATAATTGGGATGAGGATATGAGTTGGTTGGATGACGAAAATTAAATATGTCTTTAACTAAAGAACAAGTTTTATTAGAATATGTGAAGTGCGTAAAGGACACCCCTTACGCACTTCGTACTTATTTACAAACCTACGATAATACCGTATCAAAATACGTTCCATTAGAATTATTCCCAGACCAAATTTCATTACTTGAAGATTTTGAAAAGTATAATGAAAATATTGCGTTAAAATATAGACAGGCTGGAGTATCAACGGTTACCGCGGCTTGGGCGTCTAAAAAATTAGTTTTAGCACAAAAAACAAAACCTGAGAAAATACTTATAATTGCAAACAAATTAGACACATCTCAAGAGATGGCTAATAAAATAAGGACATTCGTTTCTCAATGGCCTTCTTGGACGGGTATTGATTTTTCTCCGGAAAAAAACTCCCAAAAACATTACAAATTAACAAATAATTGTGAAGTTAAGGCGGTTGCAACATCAAAGGATGCTTTAAGGGGTTTTACACCAACAATACTTATATTTGACGAGGCGGCATTTATCGATGCTGATAGTGATTTTTGGGCGGCTTGTATGGCATCACTTTCTACTGGTGGTAAAGTT